TTGAGATTGCTTTTAGCAACATTAGTTAAATTGCCATCAACATAAAATACAGTAACTTGCGCTCTTAGCACAGGCTTATATCCACAAGCCTCGCAGTTTCGTTTGACCTTATATCCGCTGTCTACCCACAAAGGTTTGACAGGCTTGTGCATTTTAAGGCACTGCTCACACTTACGCCTAAAATAAGGTTGCTTATCCTTATAGTAGTTTATTGCTCTAGGACGTTGTCCACATACGTCACAAATAGGGCGTTTCATATGCTTATTTACCCATACCTTTAAAGGGATTTGCCAAATAAGGTGTTTTTATGGGTGTTCTTATAAATAGTTATAACGAATTACAAAACCTTGATTGAGGAAGAAAAACATGGCACTAATATCACCAGGCGTAGAAGTTACAGTTATTGACGAAAGTAACTATGCACCATCAGCAGCAGGAACGACAGCAGCGATTGTTGTTGCAACTGCACAAGATAAAACAAGCGGCACTGGCACAGGCACAGCGTCAGGAACAACTGCAGCAAATGCTGGTAAGACATTTTTAATTGGAAGTCAAAGAGAACTTACAGCAACCTTTGGTAATCCAACATTTTACAATACATCGTCCGGCACTCCGATTAACGGTTATGAACTTAACGAATATGGCTTAATGGCAGCATACAGTTTACTTGGTGTTAGCAACAGAGCATATGTTATCCGTGCAGATGTTGATCTTGCAGAACTAGCAAGTAGCACAAGTCGTCCACTGGGAAATCCTACAGCAGGAACAGTTTGGTGGGACATGAGCACAGATACACGCTGGGGTATTTTTGAATGGAACCAGAGCACAGGCGTGTTTACTAACAAAGTTCCAACAGTAATTACAAGCACAACAGATTTAACAGGCGGTGTTCCGAAAACATCAATTGGCGCAATTGGCGATTATGCACTGGTTGCTACAAACACTAGTAATCCTGTGTACTACAAAAACCGTAGTAATGCTTGGGTGCTAGTAGGAAGTACTAACTGGATGATTGCACATCCAACAATTGCTGGCACACTAGCAAATGGCACTCTTGTAAATGGTAACACAATTACTATTAACACAGCCACAGTTACACTAAGTGGAACAACTGTAGCAGCTCTTGCAACTAGTATTAACAATGCAAGTATTGATGGTGTTACTGCAGCCGCAGTTGACGGAAAGATTGAAATTTATGCAACAAATCTTGCAGAATCAAATGGTAGTGTTGCAGATGGAAAAATCATTCTTGCAAATGCAAGTGGAACAATCCTAACTGTAACTGGACTAACAGCAGGCACATATGCAAGACCACTTATTGCACAGGATCCACACTACACAGTTCCAGCATGGAAGTCAACAGACACTGTTCCACGTCCAGCAGGAAGTGTATGGGTTAAAACAACCTCAAGCAATAGTGGATTCCTAGCAGACGTAAGTTCATATGATAGTGCTACTGCAGCATTTGTTGGCGGTAATGCACCAGCATATACAAACGATCAGACTGCACTTAAGAATCTAGACATCACAGGCGGTAGTGCTATTACAGCAGGCAGTTTTTATGTACAGTATGACGTAACTGAAAATGATACAGTAACTTACAAATTGTTCAAGCGTTACAGCTCAGGTGCATTGACTGTTACTGGATTGGTTAATACAGCAACACCAATGACATCGTCAGAGACTTTCACTATCCAAGCAAGTACAGCAAACAGCACAACATTGACAACTGCAGTCACAGCCACACTAGGTGGCACAGGTATTGCAGACCTTGCAACTGCAATTAATGCTGCTAACGTAGCAAACGTAAGTGCAAGTGTCAATTCAAGTGGCTACATTGTAGTTACACATGCATTAGGTGGTGTGATTGTAATGAAAGACACTAGTGGTACTCCACTAGTAGACGCAGGACTTACAACAAGTATTACTACTAAGCAAGTTCGTGCAGGTAACAGTAGTGACATTATCCTAAGTAACTGGATTGCAGACACATATACTGCAAGTACAAGTTCACCAAGTGCAAACCCAACTGATCTTACATATTGGTATACAGGTGGATTTGAAGCAGACATTATGATCCACAATGGTACAATATGGCAGGGTTATCAAAACATCACTGATACACGAGGATTTGCACTAGCAGACACAGATCCAGCTGGTGTTATCTTTAGTACTACTGCACCAACTACACAAAGTGATAGTACTGTGCTTGTTAACGGTGATTTGTGGATTGACACAAGTGATCTTGAGAACTATCCTGCACTTTACAGACGCGAAACTGTAAGTGGTGAAGCAACATGGGTATTAATTGATAAAACTGATAATACAACTGAAAATGGTCTTATTTTCGGTGATGCACGTTTTATGGGTGATGGAACAACAGACGTTGTAACTGGAGATATTCCAACTACAGCAACATTACTTACAAGTGACTATTTGGATATTGATCGTCCAGACCCAACAATTTACCCACGTGGTATGCTACTGTTCAACACTCGCCGTAGTACATATGGTGTAAAGCGGTTTAGAAGTGATTACTTCTCACGCACTAACTTTAGTGACACAAGTGCATATCCAACGCTTCCTACAGAGAAGGATGCATGGGTAACATCAAGTGGAACTACATTTGGACGTAAAGCAGTTCGTAGTGTTGTTACTAATGCAATGAAATCTGCACTTGATGCAAGTACAGAGCTTCGTGAAGATGCAAGAATCTTTAACACTATTGCAGCACCGGGTTATCCAGAGCTAATCAGCAACATGGTAAGCCTAAACAACGATAGACGTCAAACAGCGTTTGTAGTAGGTGACGGTCCAATGAGATTAGCAGCAACAAGTACTGCTATTGAGAATTGGGCAACAAACACTGCGGCAGCAACTGACAACAATGAAGATGGACTAGTTACTAGCGATCCATACTTGGCAGTGTTTTATCCAAGTGCGACAACAAATGACCTAAGTGGCAACACAATTGTTGTTCCAGCAAGTCATGCAATGCTACGCACAATTGCAAGAAGTGATGATATTAGTTTCCCATGGTTTGCTCCAGCAGGTACACGTCGTGGACTAGTAGACAACGTTGCAAGTATTGGTTACATTAACAGTGTAACAGGTGCATTTGTTAATGATAACATTCGTGAGAGTGTAAGAGATACACTGTACTCAAACAGAGTTAATCCAATTGCATTCTTTAACGGCAGCGGCATTCTTAACTACGGTAACAAAACTCGTGCAGCAAGCACAAGTGCGCTAGATCGTATTAACGTAGCACGTTTGACAGGTTATCTTAGACGTCAACTACAAACAATTGCTACAGGCTTTGTGTTTGAACCAAACGATAAGATTACTAGAGACGAGCTAAAGCAGCAAGTTGAACAAACACTTAACGATTTGGTTGCAAAACGTGGCGTATTTGATTATTTGGTAGTTTGTGATGAAACAAACAATACACCAGCCAGAATTGATCGTAACGAACTATATGTTGATGTTGCTATTGAACCTACTAAGGCTGCGGAATTTATCTTTATTCCAATCAGACTTAAGAACACAGGTGAGATTGCAAGCGGAAACGTAGCGGCAGCAAGCAGCGTTTAATAAAAACTTACAAATATGAGGGGTATTTTTACCCCTCATTTTTTATGGCTGGAATTAGATAAATACTTTTATAATTAATTAGGAGCGAAACAAAATGTCAGTTTCATCATTAACAAAGTTTACAGTGCCGTTAGACGGTGATCAGAGTGCAGCAAGTCAAGGCTTGCTTATGCCAAAACTTAAATACCGCTTCCGTGCATCATTTGAGAACTTTGGTATTAGTAGTCCTCGTACAGAGATGACTAAGCAGGTTATGGATATTACACGCCCTAGTGTAACATTTGAAGAGTTTGAAATTCCTGTTTACAACAGTAGAGTGTACTTGGTTGGAAAACATCAGTGGGATCTGGTTACAGTTAATCTACGTGACGATGTTAACGGCGGTGTAACAAAGTTATGCGGAGAGCAAGTACAAAAGCAGTTTGATATGATGGAGCAAAGCAGTGCAAGTTCAGGCATTGACTACAAATTTATCACACGCTTTGAAGTTCTAGACGGCGGGAACGGTGCAAACGCACCAAGTGTACTTGAAACCTGGGAACTATACGGCTGCTTTATTCAGAACATTAACTATGGTGATCTTAACTATGCAAGTCAGGAACCTGCAACGGTTGCAATGAGTATTAGATTTGACAATGCTGTACAATCACCACTAGGTGACGGCGTCGGTGCTGCAGTAACGAGAACACTAGGTCAAACTATTACTGGCTAATAGGAGTTATTCCAAATGGCTAGTGTAAACCCACTACTATCACCCTTAGCTCAAGGCGAAACAATGCGCGATTATAAACATGCGTCGCGCACTTTTGTTGACAATAATTTTGAATTACAGCCTAGACATGGTAATCTCTTTCATGTAGTATTTGAATTTACAGCAGAAGCACAAGGGCTATTCAATACAGTTGAAAAACTTGAGATGCCTATACTTGTTAAAAGCATAGATCTGCCATCATACAGCATTGATGTACAAACACATAATCAGTATAATAGACAAGTACAAACACATCACAAGATTAGTTACAATCCAGTAAATGTAACATTCCATGATGATGTAAAAGAACTTATACGCAATCTTTGGCACAAGTATTATGTGTTTTATAGTGCTGATCCGACCTATAGTTTAGATAGTAATAGTTACAATACACAGGATAGATACGCAAACAGAACCCAACAACAGTGGGGATTGCAGCGCGGCAATAAGCGTTTCTTTAAAAATATTAAAATATACAGCATGCACAATCATAAGTTTGCAGAGTATACACTAATCAATCCTATTATTACAAGTTTTAATCATGATAACCATGCATATGCAAACGGTGGATTAATGCAACATAGTATGCAATTACAGTACGAATCTGTAAAATATGCTACAGGATTTGTAAATGACGTAGGACCAACTGGCTTTGGTGAAATACATTATGACGTTGAAACTAGTGATTTAAGCAATGGTAATCAGTTTGGACAAGCATTTATTGATGGACAACTAGTCAATACAAATGGACAACGCTCACAGGATTTATTTAACGGCAATACACAGGCAACTATTGGAAGTCAAGGTATACTATTTGACAACTTATCAAACTTGTCATTTGGTAGTGTTATAAGTACAGCGTTTGGAAAAGTTGCAAGTAATATTTTAACAGGGCAAAAGCCTACAAGTAATATACTAGTACCATTTATCGGTAAAGCAAGTGTACGAGATCTTAATGCAAACGATATTGCAAGTATTGTAGTTAATAATCAAACTAATAGTGGAACAAATGATAGTATAAGTAGTCAAGGACAAAGTATTGGAAATGCACTGTTCACAGCCACACAATCTAGTTCGCAGTTACCTAGTATAGGTTATGCTAATACTATTCCTAATACAACTGGTACAGTGGGCGCACCTAATAAAATAAGTAGTGTAACAACTTTTAACAAATCAAGCACTAGCGCAGGCACTAGACAGCAAGCCGCTGCCTTTGCACAAAAGAGATTGCAAGATCCGAATATAAGTGCGGAACAGCGAGCATACTATCAAGACAAAGTAAGGTTAAGTAATCAATAATGGCACAAGAAACCAATCTACCAATAGTAAATCCTGCAGATAATTTTGACCAACGTGTACAAGATTATTTCACTAACTATTTTACTGTCCCTATTAAAATGACAGATCAGGAATATGAAGCAGCAAAAAGTTTTTTTGTAGCAAGAACTAATAATCAACAAGCCGCTGCGGCACTTACAGCGGCTACTATACAAGCAGCAAACGAATTAGACTTGTTTATACTAGATGTTATTGAAGAATTTAAAAACACTGGTGACTTAAAAAGTGCTATCCCCACATTTTTAAACATGAGTCGCAGTGGTAGAAGTCTACTGGGATATGAAGCAAACATTACCCCGAACGAGAATATAGCACGCCAAGTGGAGGCGTAAATGTTTAGTCGTAACAAATATGCCAACGGCATATACACAATTACAAATCCAGNAAAGTANAGTGGNAACAAAGAGCCTAGATATCGCAGTGGATGGGAACATGCATTTATGCGTTTTTGTGACAATAATCCAAGTGTAATNAGTTGGGCAAGTGAAGCAATACAAATACCNTATCGTAATCCACTTACNGGCAAAGGCACNGTNTATGTGCCTGACTTTNTTGTAATGTATCAAGACAAACGTGGTAATAAACATGCAGAACTTATTGAAATAAAGCCCAAAGCACAGACCATGCTTACTGAAAAGACCCGTGAAAAAGAAAAACTTTCAATTGCTATTAATCACGCAAAATGGGAAGCAGCAGCAAAGTGGGCGAAACACAAAGGCTTGCGC